AATCTGATTTAGCCGTAGGGTTCATGCGCCCAAATTCTTTTTTTACTGAACCAATATCACGAAACACGATGTTCTTATGGACTTTGTTTCCTCGTTTGGCAGCTTCATCAATAAGCTCATTAATTCTTGATTTCATCGAATCTGATAGATTTTTTAATTTGATATTTGGCTTAGTTATCGGACTAGGATTAATCTTGTTTTTTAATGCAGCTTCAATTAATTTTGATTGATCTTTCGTAGTGCTAAATTTTGCTGCACTTTCATATAACTTATTAATAGCTCCTTGCGGGACTGCCTTTAAAGGTGCTTTTGCTGCCGCTTTTACTATTTTTGCTCCTGACGCCATTGGAACAACATCAAGAGCTACACCAGCAGGATCTTTTCTCAGTGTCCTGTTTATCTTATCTATCCCACCATACCTGTCTTTCATACGATTAGCTATCGCATCAACATACATCTCCTTATCTTGAATGCCCGGCGTAAATTTCTGATATGCGCCTTGAGCAAGATTTGCAACACCCTTCGCTGTCTCTATAGGGTGCATGACCATATTTTTCAAATCACCAACAGCCGCTCTTGCGGTTGACGGTATATTTGAGACCATCTCAACGGCAGGCATCTGTTTAGCCATAGCCTCTTCAGCTACTTTATTCGCTTTGTCTTTAAGGCTTAACGTTTTACTTTCAGTCGGCGCAGCCCCCTGTTGCGACATTTTCCATTCTTGGTATTCCTGTTCTTCTTTCCAGGCTTGATATTCCTCTTCTTCTGTCATTGCCCGCGCTCCTGCTGGCGCTCACGCTCAAGTCTTTCCCTAAATCTTGCTTCTTTCTCTGCTGAAATACCGCCAGATTTCCTTGTTTTCGCTTTTTCCTGAGTCTCATACCAGGCATTTATCTTATCTTGAGATGTTGCGCCTTCGTATGCACTCCAACCTTCTGGCGCTCTAACATTCAGTGAATACGGCGCAATTGGGTTTGCTTTATATCTTTCACTATTCTGCACAGCATCAGCTTTCTCATTGTATTTATTAATAGCATATTCTGCGGCACGTCTATTGATATCAATGATATTACGAAGAGCTTCTTCGTTCATAGAAATATCACCAGCCGCTGCTGCCTTAGCATATTCCCTATCAGCATCCGACAAACCAGTACCTGCACCAAATGCTTGAATGATTGCTGCTACTCTCTTGGCAGATGATGCTAAATACGCCTGAGCATTGTCTATTTCGTCCTTTTTATAGTTTATCCCTATCCTATGAAGGATTTTCCCAACAGTTACTTCTGGACCGGCAAAAGCCCCTGAAACCATCCCTTCATCCATTAGCCTTAACGCTTCGTTATTACTTTGCAAAAGCGTTACAGCATCTTTAGCCTGTTTTTGCTCTTCAGTGAAGGCTTCTGCTTCCTTCTTGCCAAGCATTTTTTCAAACTCTGTCGGTTTTATGTCTCCACCGACATTAGTGGTAACATTAGTTGACGGCATTGATTTTCTATAAGGCTCAGTTAGATATTTTGTCCTTACACCATTTACCACTTCTACATCTCTGACAAGTCCATCGCCAGCCCCTTCTTGCTTAATTTCATAAGATTGTTTTTCTTTTTTCTGTGGCGCAGTCAATGCAGCAACCACGTTTGCAACACCAGAATCCTTAAGATATGGGCTTGTAGCGGCCTCCATTACAGCGCCTTGTCTGTCTGGTGCAACAGCAGCCGTTTTAAGCCCAGGGATTTGCTCCCCATCAAACTGCTCATCAGGGGATAACTCATAAGGCTTTTCAGGAACGCCTTGCATTTTATTGGTAATGCTTTCTATTGCTTTGGCTCTCTCAGTAGAGTATTTATCTTCAAGGGCCTGACTTTCATCTTCTATTTGCTTGTTCTGATATCGAGCTATTAGCGCATTGCCTATCTTGCTAATGCCCTCCCCAAGACGGTCATCAACAGCAAAGTTAAATCGCCCGGAACCAGTCTGTTGAGTACCCCTGTAAGGGGCCAATGACTGCTGCAATAAAGCCTTGTTAATAGCCTTTTTACGCTCCAGTTTTTCCCATTCAGATTCAAATGGTGTTCCTGCATACTGATTAGCCATTATTTAATCATCCCATAATCAACAGCCATATAATCGCCAACATTAATTACTGCTTCAGGCATAACTTTAATGACATCCTGAGCCATGACACCAGTCTGCTTATCACCACCCCAGATATAATTAAACGTATAAACTGGAAATCCCATCAGACTTGTACCTATACGCTTGATGTTCTTCTTTAGCCTTCTGTCTGACAGCAATGGTATTGCGGCTGCACCAAGACCAAACAACCCACTCATCATAGAGTTATTTTGTGCTGTATCAGCATTATAACCGGCTAAGTCATACTGGGTATTCTGCATTCCAGCATTACTATAATCAGGGCCGGGGTTATATCCACTAAAGTTTGGCATGGAAATTTGTGAACCTGTCTGCCAAGCATTCATTTCATTTATTGGCTGATTGCGATTTAATACCGCATCTTGTACGGATTGGTTATGTGAGCGCATACCAGTATTAAATTGATTCAGACCTTCAGAAACACCTTGCTGTCGCCCAGCCATTCCTGTCGTAAAGTCTGCTAGAGACTCGTTACCTTGTAATCGTCTACCTGAAAGAGCACTGTTATACCCCATGCCAGCCATCTGTTCAGCAGCAATTTCAGCTTGTTGCCTTGCGTCTGTCTGCTTCCTGTCCAGCATTTCCATTTCACGCTGATAGGCTTCAGATCCTGCCGGAATGCCTCTAGCGATTAGTTCAGCACTTTTAGTCTCCCTGTCCCTTCCTATATCTGTACCAACCCGAGACAGCATTGCATCCATGACTTGCTGCCTGTGAGCGCCATATTCAGGCATATCACCTTCAGGGCCTTGATATTCAGGCATGGCACCTTGTGGGCCTTGGTATGTTGGGGCTTGTCCTGGAACTTCAAATGGAGAGGAGAATATATTACCAGCCTGTTCTACAGCCCTTACCCCTGCATCAGCCTGACCTTGCTGCATCGTTTGCTGAGCTTCAAAAATGGCTTGCTGTTCTGGAGTAAAATTTACATCCTGACGCCAATAATTAGGGTTATTTGGGTCTGGCTGTGACCATTCTAAGCTGCCGTATGGAGTATATTGATCAACCCTGTTTGCTTCAGCTTTTTGCCGCTCTAACGCAGCGAAATCTGGCGGATCAGGTGGCTTATTGTTGCCGAACACTGCATCAATAGGATTACCCATTTTCTTTACTCCAATCTATCCATTTACAGGTATGTTTTTGCATTACCATCACCAAAGTATCCTTTCCAGCACTCTCCCCGTCAGGGATTCGAGCTATTTCATTAAATCCAATTTTTTTGCAAAATCTTTCTGATTTTTCATTTGTTTCTGGGACAAATATAGTAGCTGTCAGCTTGTCTGCTGTATTGAAAACATAATTAAATGATTCTTTAAAAAATGTATTATTTTTTAATCCTATCGGACTATCTACAACGATGTGCATTGTTACACAGCTTTCAGAACTAAAAATAATCAAGCAGCAGCAATATAATTTACCTTTATCTGATATTGCTGATATGCCAATCATTGATTTTGAATAATTCAAATTAAGCCTTTTGAGAACGTAATTAATATCCTCATGACTGGCTTGAGCTATTCTCACAAAACGCCGCCCCTCTCATAAACATAATCACTCGCTACCCATCTGATAACATGCTCTGCTGTCTCTACTCGTATTCCGCCCGATGCACAATAACCGACATTATTTGATGGAGAACACCATTGCCGCACAACCTGCAATGCTCCTGACCATAGACCGGAATCCCATTTCGCCTGATCCCACAAACCAGTGGCAGGGGATGTAAATGTAATAGTCCCAGAGATCCCTCTATCACTAAAATCTATATCAAAGTCTGCATAATAGGTGATAGACCCGTTAACTCTAAGCATTGGCCGAAACATTGTGAATCTTTTCTGTTGCGACATGCTGCCAAAATAGTTAAATGCAGGCTTCCCAATTGCAACTATATTTGCGCCGCTGTCACTTAGACCAGTCCATGCCTTTCTGACCCCACCAGAATACCCATAGTAAAGCTCTTTGTTATATTCAACAAAACAACTGCCATCCCATGAATCAAATTCACACCATGCCTTAGTAATGGTGTTCATGACGTATTGCTTTGACTCTAGACCTTCAGATACTGGGATATTGAATATCAATGCTTCTTCTGTCGGGTATAGAATCGCTTCCCAACCAAAATTAGAGCCATAATCCTGAGATGCTTCATTGAAAGCATTATCTATTTTGTTTGTTAGCGCAAATGTTGTATCAGTTGTTGCCGACTGAAGCGCCGTAGATAAAGGGAAAGCTCCATCCTGCACAATTGCTATTAGGTCTCCACCGTATTTAACGTGGCTTCTACGGCCTAAAGGCTTGCCAACATAATAGACGCCAGTAAGCACCCAGTCAGCCGCTGTGGATGGGTCTGTGCCGCGATAGACAATAACCTCACCTTCAGAAGTCATAAACACAAGAGCATCGTCTGGACCATCACCACTATCAAATGACCATGAAGCAGCCCACATTAAATAGCCACCACGGTTGCAGAAAGATGAAAGATCAAACTCTGTTAAAGCGCCACCAGCAGCACCTGCTGCTAAATACCAGAATGATAAAGAGTCCTTCTCTATGAAATAGAGCCTCCCCTTATATTCGCAGATATTGACTAAGGTAGACGCAGTGACGCCCGTAAGCGAAGGGGCAGAAGCCCAATCAGTCCCATTGTAGTAAAGTGGGTCATCAACCCCATTTACCATTATCAGCCAATTCGATGTGCCATCACCAAAGTTTATAGTCTGAAATTTGCCATCAGTTACAGTAACACTCTGTGCTGCTGCTGTACCCGGTGAAGAAACATCATAGACATCCGTGTCAGACACAGCGAACATTTCACTTGTGCCATCCATCGCGTTATAGACTGCTAAAGTCTCAACAGTACCAGCAACGCCTGTTGCATAGTTTTCACGGCCACCCCTAAGTCTTACTTCTGAGGCTGCAGGGAACCAGTTTTTTAATGTCCTGGCATCAGAGGGAGGCATTGCTGCCAGTGCATCCCTGGCATTCCACCCTCCAACAGGAGCGGCAGTGCTGTAAACTTCAGACACCTGTGCTCTTGGGGATTTTGTGCGTATTGCTTGCCTCACAGCGGCCAATTCCCCTCATTTACGACAATCTTAGGCGATGCGTTTCTGGCCTCTCTGTCTTGATAAAGAACACGATTCAGACCGTCACGGCTTAGCGCATCATTCACAAGTTTTTCGTATGTCCTGAAATCTTCTGCATACTCAAAGCCTTTTTCTTTCTTCCAGCGCCACCTTAACCCCATCATGACAATCGGCTCAGGAAGGTCTATCCGGTCAGTATCAGCAGTAAAATACTGCTTGGCACCACCATTTATCCAATTCCAGGTAACGTACTCAAATGCCCACGTATTGCCTGCCACAGGCGTCGGAGTGGCGATTAACTCACCACCCCTTACCCTAGCCCTATATCGTGGAGAAGTCGTCGCAAACCCCTTCTCAGCCTGCCAGTCAGGGCCATCTATGACTATCACGGGCAGGTTTTCTGTCCTGTCCCAAATCGTGTCATTTTTAATATATCTAAATCCAGGGCAACCAATATCTTCAATATTGCCCTGTGACTCAGTGGCGGTAGTGGTTAGCGTGGCTTCTCTTGTGAGTTCATTCCAACTACCACGACCGGAAAGGTCGTTGCCTTCCTCTTCAAGCAAAGCATAAATCTGTGCTATTTGTGCATCAGTCGTATCTATTACAGATGTTGGGACTGTAATATTCGTTCTGCGGCAAAACCTTTGTACAGTCGTGAGTAGGGACATTTATTACTCCTGGAGCCTTTTCTTGATGGTTTCATCTTTCATCAAATGATGCGGTTTTTTGCCGAATTTCTTTACAAATTCGCTTACAAGCATTTCGTGTACTTGCTTCTTTGATTCGTCTTGAGATTCCTTGATAGTCTCTTCTGGTGCCGGGGTATATCCGGTCTCATTCATACGGATAGGATTAACACCAATTACAGTATCATTGGCAAAGTCATTGCCACTTTTTACAACAGCCTGTTGAGCGTCAACTTGCGTACTCATTAGGTCTATCTTGTCCTGTAGAGACTCAATCGTGCCGATAAGTTGCTCATTCTCTCTTTTCAGTTTGGCAATCTCTTCGGTCAGTGGACCGTGATCTTTTGCCGCCTGCAACCATGCCCTGGCTTTATTTTTAAGATCCGTAATGCCCATTCCATATCGGCGCATAGAGTCATCAGGCGCTTGAGCTACGTCTTCAATGGTCCGCAAGCCTACACTCATCAGGTTTTCGCATTGTGCCGGGCTGAGAACATTCCAGTTTTTAATGGATGTTCCATCAATAGGCGCTTCTTGGCCTTTCTTCCAGCGAGCGTAAATCTCTCGGTACATTTCCAAGTGCCTTACCGGCTCGCGCCCCCTTTTTACATTGGTTTCGACAATCTCAAACCACTTTTCAGCCCTTTTGCTTACTGTATCAGTTGAACCCAAGGCTGAAATTACTGCCCAGTCTTCATCTTTAGAGACATAATGACCAGCCTTCATAGAGGCTTCTGGGTCTTTTACTGCACGAACCTCAAACCGTACATAGGCTGGACGTTCTTCGTTATCAATTACAATATCGTTTACTGACATGTTGCTCTCCTGTCTGGATTAGTAACATAAAATAATGAGGCACTACCAAAATCCTTGTCAAATTCTACTTTCAACCCTCTTATTTCAAATCTTCCCTTCCACCAATTATGTGGCTTTACAGTTAAATGGAGATTCGCGTCTACAAGATGCCCTCCCATATCATCTATTGTGCTAATCTGAAAAAACACATTACCAGCAGATTCCATAATGTTGTCTATTACTTTCCCTACATCTTTTGTTGGTATATGCTCCATAACATCTGTGCAAATGCCATAGTCCGCTTTAGCTGGAATAGGAATAGTTAAATCCCATTGTATAAACGGCAAAGCGCAAGTCTCAACATCCCTGCAATTATCCGTAAAATCCAACAACATTACGTCAAACCCACGTTTAAATAATTCTAATGATGTCCGGCCTGTGCCACATCCATAATCTATGATGATTCCGTTTTGACTATTTTTTTGCTGGATAGGGTTAACTATCTCTATAAACTTATCAACTACATGCTCACCTGGACAAACACGGCGGTATAGATCGTATTGCCACATAGTCTGATACTTTTCCTGTTCAGACATATTTTCCGCTGTTGTATAGTACATTGATTGTAAGAGACCATCACCATAAACATGAAACTTACAACCAAGTTGTTTTAGTGCTTGGCTGGTTATCTGAAAATCTTCAGCATGGCGCTTCATTGCAACACTTGCCGTATAAGACTTTCCGCCCCAATCAACTTTTACAGTAGGAATATTATTGTTCATTGGTTGTGAATAGGCATGTGATTTGCCATCTTTGTGACAGCTATCAAACCCGAATATATGGAACTCTCTAAACCCAAGCGCAAATACTGCGGTAGTAGCACTATTACCAACAGCAGACCCGCCACTTACCAAAGCATAACCACCATTTTCCAGCCTCTCTTTGGGAAAGAGTTTTTCAATGTCGCCAGTATTGCATTGCCATACTATAGGCGATTCAACAGACTTCATTAACTTAGGATTAACTTGTGATGCGAATAAATGCGCTTTTGCATCATAATCCACCAGTTCAATGGATTCTTCTTTAGCATCTAACATACATTGATAGTCAACTTGAATGCCGTTGATCTGGCACCACTTACTAGCGCCATTCATAGCAAACACAGTTCCATTTATAGACTTGATCGTTTCAATCTCATCTTCAATAGAAGCGCCGCCACCAATCAGTACAGCAACCCCATCATGCTCTGGAACTGAATTTAACCACTCAAGAGGCAATTCTGAATTAGCTCTGATGTTTCTGGCAATCTCATCATCTGGAGTATTTGGAAATACAACAATCGGCAAAATCAATGGTTTGTCTGCCATTGGATTTTGATGCTCTGTTTGTATTACTCGTGCTAGTGCCATTCATATCTCCATTTAAAAACCCCCCGCCGAAGCGGGGGAATCTCATTTACCCTACACCAGGACCAGTTGGGCGCTCGATCAAGCAAGGAACAGTGATAACAAGCGTCGAAGCCGATGCCGTAATCGCTGTATTCAAGCCGTTAATGCGGTTGGTTGTAGCAGCAGCAATAGCCAAGCCACTAGCAGCCGCAAGATCAACACCCGGAGCCAGAGAAAGGGTATTTGCCTTACCCACAACCGCAATACCGGCGATCTGATACCAGCCATAAGACCCGGCACCATTCGCAGACATGGAAACTGCAAGTGGTTCACCAGAATCAACAGCAGTTGTGGCAAGCGCAGTCTGTCCAAGAGTTGTATCGGCATC